CTTAGATGTTCAACCACTAAGGATCGGGATGGGTAGAGAAGGTCGTAGGGCTTACTATAATACTCCAGATATAGAGAGTATGTCTAAAGAGTTTGGTATGCCTGAGTCGATAATGAAAACAAAACCAGTAATTGAACAAACTCCGCTGGGCAGGTTTGCGAAGATAACAGACCGGGATAAAGCCTTGAGGGGGGCGACAGAAAGAATGATGTATGAAAGGCCGGATTCGGCTTACTTGCGCCGTTGGGGNNNNAAACGAGCTGCCGGAGCTGGTGCTATAGGAGCGCCCGTAGCTGCCGGATTACTCAGCGATGATGAACGAAAACGAAAAAGAGGGGCTGGATTACTTGCGTACTAATCAACAAGAGCGGTTTATAGAACAATACTGTCTTTCAGGCAATGCGACAAAATCAGCAGAGGTAGCTGGATATTCGCACCCGAAACAGAGAGGACACGAACTCAAGAAGAAATATGAGTTTGAGATAGAGGAGCGCACCAAGAAGATGATTATGGATTGCGTACCCGGAGCCTTGAGCCAGCTTAAAACCCTATCAGAAGGCGCTGAGAGCGAGTCTGTGCGATTTCAGGCTACAAGAGACATACTGGACAGAGCCGGTCTAAAACCGACTGAGAAGATAAAAACAGAGATTTCCCATGTGGAGACTGCATCTACTGATGAGTTGAAGAGAGAACTGGAGGCCCTAACGGGGTCTAGCTCTATATCGGAAATTCCTAACTTGGTGAACTGATGCCAATTAGAAAAGTAAAGGGTGGTTGGAGTTTTGGCGGTGGAGTGCATAAGACTTTAGAATCCTGTAAAAAATCATATAAGGCTTATCTAGCTAAAAAGAACAGCAAGCGGGGTTGAAGTATCTGAATAAGGATATTGAGAGAGCGGCTACAAGAGCGGAACTACAGCAAGCGGTAGAAATAGCCAGAGAGATAAGGCAGCGGGAGAGGTTTAACAAAATAGACTTCTACGATCCTTACCCCTACCAGAAAAGATTCCACGAAACAGGCGCTGATTGTAACCAACGTCTGCTAATGGCGGCGAACCGGATAGGTAAATCCTATTGTGGTGCCGCAGAAATTGCCTACCACCTAACTGGGCTATATCCCAAGTGGTGGAGAGGTAGACGCTACACGCAGCCCATAACGGCATGGTGTGGTGGAGTATCGAACGAAACAACCCGCGATATTGTACAGGCGGAGTTATTGGGTTCTCCAGATGACCCGGAAGCCTTTGGTTCTGGCGCAGTGCCTAGAAAAACTATAATTAAAACCGAACGCAAGCCCGGTGTTCCTAACGCCAAATCAGTAGCGCTGATAAGGCACGTTAGCGGTGGGAACTCTTCTTTATTCTTCAAAGCCTACGAGATGGGCGTTGAGAAGTGGCAGGGTAGGTCAGTGGACTGCGTATGGCTGGACGAGGAGCCAAGCAGAGAGCTGTACTCACAGGCTGTCACTAGAACTCTGGACAGGAGGGGGATGGTTTACATGACCTTCACGCCAGAACATGGAATGACGGAAACGGTAGCATCCTTTATGAACCGTATCCAACCCGGCCAATCCCTGACCAACGCAACATGGGATGATGCCTCTGAAAGAATTTTCTCCATGCAGGGAGAACGCGGCCACCTCTCAGAGTCTGTGATGACACAGATTCTTTCCGCGTACTCTCCGCATGAGAGAGAGATGCGACGATACGGAAGACCGTCTATAGGCTCTGGCCTTGTCTTCCCCATATCAGAAGACGATATAATGATAGCGCCAATTAGGATCGAAGATCATTGGCCTAGAATAGCCGCAATAGATTTTGGTTGGGATCACCCAACCGCATTAGTTTGGTGCGCTGTAGACAGAGATAGCGACACATTTTATGTCTACGATTGCTACAGAGCTTCAAAAGCGAGTCCGACGGTTCACGCGCAGAATATAAGAATGCGCCCACATTTTATTCCTATAGCCTACCCGCATGACGGAAATCGCAGGGATAGCATAGGAAACCCCGGATTAGCTGATCAGTACAGGAACTTGGGTTGTAACTTCCTGTTGGAACATTTCACAAACCCTCCAGCGTTAGGAACCAATAAAGGCTCTAACTCTATTGAAGAGGGTTTAATGGCTATGCTTCAGAGTGTTGAGGCTGGGAAGTTTAAGGTGTTCCATACGCTCGATGATTGGTTTGAGGAATTCAGGATGTACCACAGAAAAGATGGAAAGGTTGTTCCTATTCGGGATGATCTCCTGAGCGCAACAAGGTATGCGTTCCAATCACAACGATTTGCTATAGCCGGAGAAGACCCGGAATGGACATCGGATGTTAAATATGGAAACTATGGAATCATTTAATGGCTAAAGAAAAGATCACTGAAGAAGAACTAATCACAAGAATTCGGGGGGAAATAACCGAATCTCTTGGGTATATGGGAGATACTATATCTCACCAGCGTGAACAGGCCATGCAATACTACTATGGTCTTCCTTTCGGTAACGAGGTAGAAGGTAGATCACAGTTTGTTGATTCTACAGTTCAGGATACTATAGAATGGATTAAGCCTTCTTTGATGAGAGTATTCGCGTCTGGGGACGAGATGGTGAAGTTTACACCTCACGGCCCGGAAGACGTAGAGATGGCTAAACAGGCTACAGACTACGTTAATTACGTTTTTACAAAAGACAATCCGGGCTGGGAGATTTTATACTCATGGTTCACGGATGCCTTGTTATCTAAAAACGGAATAGTAAAAGTCTGGTGGGATGAGTACGAGGAAGAAGAGCGAGAAGAGTACAGGAACCTAGACGAGAATGGTCTGATGGTTCTAATATCTGGAGAAGGTGTAGAGGTTGTAGAACACACTGAACATCAGATGGAGGGCGAACCTCCTTACCATGATTTAGTTATAAAGCGCAAAGCATACGATGGTAGGATAAAGATAGAAAATGTTCCACCTTCAGAATTCTTAATTTCGAGAGAGGCTAAAGATATTCAGAACGCACGGTTTGTGTGTCACAGGGTATTGAAAACACTTTCAGAACTTAGGGAGATGTATCCTGATAAGGACTTAGATCGAGAGGACTTAAAAGGCGCTTCTGAAGATATGATGGATTTCAGCGGGGAAAGACTTGAGCGATACGAGTTTGATAAGTCTGCAAAATACTGGGAAGGGTGGGGTGATGACACCTATGGAGAAGAAGGGCTTGAAACCTTTTGGTTACACGAATCCTACTTCCGCACAGATTTTAATGACGATGGAATTACAGAACTCAGGAAGGTATGCTCTGTAGGTTCTACGATTCTTGCTAACGATGAAATAGACAAGATTCCATTCGTATCTATAACCCCGATTAAAATACCCCACAAGTTTTTTGGCCTGTCTGTTGCTGATCTTATTATGGACCTTCAGCTAATGAAGAGTACGCTGATGCGTAATCTCATGGACAATATGTACAACCAGAACTATGGACGATACGCCGTTTTAGAGGGGCAAGCGAATTTAGANGACTTGCTCACACAAAGACCCGGCGGGGTGGTCAGGGTAAAATCCCCCAANGCTGTTACACCTCTGGCTACACCCGCCCTTGAACCCTACGCATTTCAGATGCTTGAGTATCTTGACGGTGTTAGAGAGTCTAGGGCTGGCGTATCCAAGATGTCTCAGGGAATGAATGACAATGCCCTGACATCGCACACCACAGCTACCGCTGTCAACGCTGTTATGACTGCCGCGCAGAGCAGGGTGGAACTAATCGCCCGAAACTTTGCGGAAACGGGAGTTAAAGACCTGATGATTTGCATATACGAATTGCTTGCAAAGAATCAGGATCGTGAGCGGGTTGTGATGCTTAGAAATAATTGGGTTCCGATAAGACCCGATGTGTGGCGCGACAAGTACGATTGCACCGTAAGTGTTGCTCTAGGAAGTGGGAATAAAGACCAGCAGATGGCACACCTCTCTCAAATGTTACAGTTTGCCGGAGAAGCTATGAAGGGTGGTCTTCCAATAGTGAACGTGCAGAATATGTACAATCTTGGGGCGACTTTAATTAGAGCTATGGGATTCCAGAATGTGGACGACTTCTTGACCAACCCAGAAACGATACCGCCCAAACAGGAAGAGCCTGATCCAGAAGCTCAAGAAAAGCAGATGGAGATGCAACTTAAACAGAAGGAGCTTGAANTAAAGGCCGCTGACG